CCGACCTTATCTTCGACCACTTGCGGCCTGACCTTCCTGGTGGTTATCTGGGCTGGTTTCGCTGGGTCTGGACAGAGGATGGCAAGATAGACTGCATCCCGCTGGACCACCACGCGATCTTTCGGGAAGAGTGAACAGCCGCTACTCAGTAATAGCGCGAAGATCAGCAAACACTTTGTCGGTTGCATTCTGCATCCTGGTTGTGATCAGTCCAGGCTTCGCGGCCATCAGCTTTGCGAAGTCGTGATCGTTGAAAAGTGACCTGGTGTACTCGACCTGCTCTCTGGCTGTGGCTCTCTCAGCTTCGATCTGAGCGATCTTCTCCTGAAACTGACCCACCTGGGTGGCTACCAGGTCGATCTCGTCCTCCAGCTGGGCTACGTTAGCTTGCTCAACCTCTAACTCGATGGTCAGGTTCTGGTTCTCCAGGTTCAGCGCAGCGATCTGCTTGTCCTGGTACCAGCCGTACCCACCCAGGAGCACGATGACCAGGAGCAGGAAGCCGGCAACGTAGGTCATCACTCGAACTCGTGCGAGATGCGCAGCTTGTAGCTGGCCTCGTCCACAACTGCCCGATTCACTTCCTTGCAGGACGCGGTCGTGCTCGACAGCAGCCGGTCCTCCTCCTCATCGAAGGAGTGGCTGGATCCACAGCAGCCGACAAAGTTCTCGACCTCGTTGCCACGGTGTACGAACAGGCACAAGAAGCGACCATCGTCTGGCCGGCCAGGTGAATCCTCGAACTTCCAGACATTGAGATCCTCGTTCACCATGATGTAGCAGTCGCCATACTTCGGACTCGAGAACGGGATCAGATCGTACTCACCCTGGGGGATGCATGACTCGTATGGTTTGTTGCCGAGATCTGGTGGCTCGAGACTGTGCCAGGTTTTGTCGATCAAGAAGAATGTGCCGTGCGTACCCTTCTCACTTTTGTCATCACGGATTAGTTCAATCATGAGATACCGTCCACTGATCTGCCGATCTCGCCGTTCGAGCCGACTGCGATAATGATGTCATCGCTCGGATCATACCAGACCGCCAGGATGTTCGCGGTGAAAGGATTGATAACCTCGATCCAGTTACCCCCATCAAGGTCCGGACTGGCAAGCGTCCAGATCTGGGACTGATCACCGACCGCAACATACCGGCCCGACACGGAGGCCAGGGCAAACCCGCGCACTGCGCCAGGCATCACATTCACAGTAGCAGGACTACCAAACTGGTAAGTGATGTCACCGTTGCTGTTGCCGACAAATATATCTCGTGAATGGGAGAGGGTGCCGTCATTATATTTGAACGCAGTGCGAGGCACAGGATTCAACGTGATCGTACCCAGGCTTGAGGAGGTAAAGTCGCTGCCACCAGTAAAGTACGGGACGATGTTGCTGGTGTCCTGCCAGGCGACATTCGTGTTACTCGCCGGCCCAGACACTGGCACATCAGGCTGGATCGCAGTGACGGAGGCATCCTGGACCACGAACACAGGGGCCGTGATGTCGAGCACAGTGTAGGTTGTGGTTGCCGCGCCGGCTGGGAAAAAGAACAACCAGTTTCCAGTATCTCTGAAGAAGTACAGCCCTTGGACCGAGAGGCCACCAGGTAATCCAATCGCCGCGACCGTAGTAGTATCCGCTACCCAGACCAGGCCACCATCGATGGTGTACGCGAAATCACCGGACTCGAAGCCGGCAACGAACGCCTCCACTTCAGGCGAGTAGTGCAGCGACACAACCGAGTCACTGCAGCCGTGCGTGATCGCGCTCCAGGTGACGCCGGCATCCGTGCTGCGGAACATCAGCGAACCACCACAAGCAACCCAGTAGACCTGGGCGCCGATGGCGCCGGCCATGATGTGAGTGATCGGGGCGCCACCGAAAGGATCCGCGGCGATCAGGGTGAAGCCAGCCTCAGTTGGAGTAGGGCCGGTAGGATCCCCGAGGCCATTCGTGCTCCGACAGATCTGCCCATTGTCAGCGACCGCGACATACATGCCATCGGTATTGTTGGCGTCAACTGCCAGGATGTCGGCCAGTGGATCGAAGCCATTCGTGACTGAGTGCCAGGTCTGGTTGACGGCTTTATCAACCCGATTCCAGTACCCAATCTGACCAAGCACCCCGACACCGACAATGCGGTCGTGGACGTCGAGGTAAGCGAAGTCATTCATGTTGTTCGAGAAGGTCAAAGAGTCGACGGCATTCCACCCGCTACCACCATCAATATCGTTGTTAGCTTTGCCGGCGACATTGGCAGCTTGCCCAGTAGATGGATCCAGAAACTCAAAGATGGCCACCAGTGCTGCAGTGCCAAACGACTGGATGCTGGAGACACCAGTATCAGCCTCGCCGGTCACACCATAGATGGCAGTGTTGCCTGGTCGCTTGTAACCCCAACCAAAGGAAGCAGAGCCAGACCAGTGGGCATTCATGCCTTTGTTTCCGTTGCCACCAATGGCAGTGCTTGATACCGCTCGGCGTACCCAGGTCGCACCGAAGTCGGTGCTGTTGAAGCCAACGTAAATGCCGACAGTATCCTCGGCGAAGACCGCAAGCCAGTCGGTGGTCACCATGTGCGCGAAGCCATGAATGTGGCCAGGGCCACCACCGATCAGGAGGGCTGGGATCGAGGTCGTGTCGAGCGACCAGTTGACACCGTCACTGGTCTTGCCGATGACACCAGACTCACCACCAACGTGGAACTCCTCGTTGACTGAGTCATACACCAGGACATAGAAGTTCAGGGCCGTGGGCGTCTGGGTTACTGCAGTCCAGTTCAGCCCAGCATTGGTGGAGTACATCAGAGCGCCATCGTTGCCACAGATGAACCACCACTCAGTAGCTCCGATGCGACCTGTCTTGATGTCGTGAATCGGGTTGTTGCCAAACGGCGCCTCGGAGATCGCAGACCAGGCCGCGGCTCCTGTCACCAGGCAGAACTCGCTGATCGTTGGAGTCAGGATCTCGCCGTCCTCCATGTTCATCGTGATGGTGGTATCAGGCGCACTGTAAACGCTGTTCGCTACGGTGCCGTAGTAGTTCGCCGCGCCATCGATGAAGCGGACCCTGCGGTTGTTGAACAGCAATGAAGCATCAGTGCCGCTGATGTCGAAGACCGAATCGCTGACGTAGGTGAATGCGTACCCAGGGCAGTACTGGCCGGCAACCTGCGAGGGTCCGTAGCTGATGTCGACCTGGTCAGTCAGCGGCTGCGTGATATTGAAGCCGATGAAGTTCAGCAGCTGCACCGCGGTGGTAACTGGTACGCCAGTATCCTGCACCTCGATGCTCGGAGGCTGGGTGATACCGGATCCACCACCCGTATAGCGGATGATGTAATTCATGTAGATGTTGCGCGGACGAGTCTCGCTGCCACCAGTCTGACTGGTTGCGGTGTTCTGCGCCCTGACTTCCGCATCGCCACCACCGCCCTCGCTCGAGCCAATAATCTTGAGCGGCACAGTGTGGCCGTGCAGCTTGAACTCATCGGTCTGCTTGGTGCCTACCAGGTCACCCGTTGCTCCATCGCCGCGGTCAGTCCTCGCCAGCCGGTCAGGATCTTGGCCACTACCATTGGCCGTGCCACGGATGAAGGTGCCGCGCAGATCTGGCACGTTGAAGTTGGCTCCGGATCCACCGTACTTGTAACCCAGCACCGCGAACAGATCCGCGAAGGTGACAGCGTTGTAGGACTGGCCATCACAGTCGAGGAAGTTCTGCGGTACATCAGCATCAGGCCAGGCGATGATCTCGCCGGTAGTGCCTGAAGATGTACTGAAGGCCTGCCAGGCGCCGTTCGCCCTGGCCCATAGCTGGTTATCGTTTGCGATAGATCCAGCCGCGTCGATCAGATACGCCTGCAGGTTGGTGATGTCTGCTTCAACGTGAACGTGACCAGCTGGTGAGAAGACACTGAAGTCAATCACTGACCAGCCGGCATCCTGCCTGGCGTAGAACTCACCGTCTATGGCGATGGATCCAGCAGCATCGAGGAGGTAATCCTGGAGGTCGCCGATGTCAGCCTCGACATGACCGTGGCCAGTGTCGGACTTGGCATCGAGTTCGAGCTGCAGGTCTGCCTGGTTGGACAAGGTCCCAGTGATCGCACCCCAGAAGAATCCGACAGGTGACAGCAGCAGGCCGAAGTTCACAACGTCCGTGCCTGGTACCCAGGGATCCGGAGCGATGATCGAGTAGACCGCGGAGGTATTTCCGTCCGACAGCAGCTGGCCGTTCTCGACATCGTCGGGGCCATTCATGTCGTTGGCGCGTTCCCAGTCCTTGCCGCCTCGAGCGTTATAGATCCCGTTCTCAGTCGGGTCAGTCTGGGCGTTGATCGCCACGCGGTCCATGTCACCGATGACTACGCCAGCAATCGATTGGCCGATGCCGAAGAGTGTCTCCTGGCCAGAAGAGATCGTGACGACTGGCGCCTTCATTCCCTCTTCAGGTGCGGATCCTAATCTGGATTGCTGGCTGGTGGTCATGACTCAGTCCCGATCCTTGTGGCCTTCAGGTAAGAGCCTGCAACGAGCACGACCGCGGTGGTTGTCGCTACGTTTTGCGCGAACTCCAGCACCCAGTTCCCTGCAGTGCTGGTGACGATAACCCCCCTGGCAATCCATCGGTACTGAACACCCAGGAGCACAGGATCCAAAATGGTATCCCCAGCAGCGTTATCAGGGATCACGTTGAAGTCCGCGAAATGCACATTGAGCAATGTTTGTTCGCCGTGCAAGGATCCCTGGGTCAGACCGAAGGTGTTGTTGAAGTTGAACTTCAGGCTGGACGCAGGTGCGCCGGCAAGGCGGTTGAACCGCAAGGACATCTCGACCGAGTAAACAGTGGTGGCCTCGAGCGGCAAAGTCAGGACCGTATCATCGATCATGGTGGTGCTGTTGACTCGCAGTATGCTGGCTTGCCTGAGAGCAACCAACGTGGTGCCAATACCTCCGGACCCCAGGTTGATGACGACCACGCAGGATTTGTTGTTCACCGGCAATGCCAGGGTACTGACCACGGATACCGGCACGGTCCACCAGCCACCGTTGTCAGTCGCACCGCCGATCAACTCGAACAGTGTGGCATTCGCAGCGTCATCCTGCTGCTGAACATAGATCCGGTTGCCGGCGACGAGCAGGGCCAGGATGGTACCGGCATCACTGCCCTCGTTGGTGGTGTCGTTGAAGTACAGCTCGGTGACGTCAGCCGGCGTGGCGTTGTTGTACCGGAAGTTCTTGCTACCAGGATCCGCAGCCGTGATGGTCGTGCTGAATTTCCAGGTACTGTTGAGCGTGACGCCGCCGCCTGAAGGCAGTTGGGGAATGAGATATGTCATACGATGCTCCACTCCGTGCCGTTCCAGAGAACAGTCAGTGATGAGTACTTCGCGGTCAGGGTAAATGTGAGCTGGCCATCGATGGTCTCGCCCGAGTCGCCATCGATGATGACGTCGAACGAGGAGCCGATCTTCTTCACGATGATCATGGCGTCCGTGGAGCCTGCCGGCAGATCAATGGTGATGACGCCGGCTGCGGTATCGTCGTCGGCCATGACAGCCTCCCAGGCCACCGCGGTTCGGGAGGTAGTGGTCTCGACAACGACCGTGAAGTTATTGCTGGTACCAGGTGGAACTGTGAAGGTGCCGTCAGCTCGGAGGAAGTTGGCAGTGCCGCCTCCGGATCCTCGGACCAGGCCTGCGTCCGCGTCAGTGAATATCGGGATGACAACATCGTCGGCGCCACCATCACTGGTGATCGCCCAGGTTGTGCCGGTAACCGTACCGATCGACAGCGCGGTGGGTACGTTGGTGACCTTGGCCGTGTTGGCTGTGACCGCTGCGTTGTTCGCAACCTCGACATCGAAGTCTGAGATCTGGCTGGCCGGTATCGAGATCGCTGCCTGGGTGAAGTGGATCGTGCCATCACCAACGTGCATCGCCATCGCAGTCGAGAAGGCATCGATGTCGACGCCATCAACCGTGCCGGTGACGGCCAGGTCCGGAGCATCAACCGTGAAGCTCGTGACTGCAGTGAAAGCAATCGTGTCTACCTGGACCCCTGCACCAGTACCGCTTCGAGTAGTCCGGAAGTACTCGTAGAAGTTGGCCAGCGCGTCATCAAAGATTCGGTATACGTTCGGAGCAATCCGTGTATACCCCTGGTCAAGAGCGGCACCCGTACTGAGCAAGTTGATCCGAGGTGGGTTTGCCGAAAGAAGGAGGTCACCATTCACCTGGACTTCACCATCCTGGCTGATCCGCATGCGCTCGACCAAAACGGTGGTGCCAGCTGCTGCGGTCAGGAAGGTGATGCGTCCAGGCATGTCTCCAGCTGCAGCAACTCCATCCACCTGGAAGCGTATCTGCGCACCTTGCTTGTAGTCCACGCCATCCCAGCCCACGGCCATGATCGCCAGCAGTGTGTCGTTGTCAGTGACGAGGGCATGGGTGTTGTCATCGCTGTTCGATCTTGACCCGACGATGATTGCCGGCAGGGTTGTTGAGTGCCGATGCACAATGAAGGCCGCGACATTCGTGCCGCCAATATCTGACGCCTTCAGTGCGCTCTGGTAGAGGATGCCGTCGATGGTGATGCCGGCCTGCTCGAGGCCTGGGTTACCGGCGATGACCTGCGGACCCTGGGTATAACTGCCCAGCGGATTCAGGAACAGCGGTGCCGCGGTGGTGTCATCGCTCTTTGACTGGATGGCCTGGAAGTCATACTCCAGGTGCTGCGAGATGCTTGGATCCAGTGCGCCGGTAACCAGGGCAACATCGTGATCCACCAGGTCGATCGGGGAGTTGCTGGTCAGCACGATGGATGCCGGCATGGCGCCGACCAGGACGACAAAGTTCAGAGGTGTCGCACCAGGTGACCAGACTCCAGAGAACACAATGCTGTACAGGACGTTGGTGTTGGAGTCCACGATCAGCATGCCGTTGTCCAGGTCGTCGGCAGCATTCATATCCGTAGTGCGTTCCCACGCATCCGGACCCACATTGTAGGTGCCGTTCTCTGCGTCGACCACCTGGTCCTTCACCAGGACACGGTCCTTGGTCCCAGTCAGTACGCCGTTAAGTGTTTGGCCGGTACCGAAGAGCGTGATCTGGGTCGTGGTCGATGTCTTGACCGGCGCCTTGATACCCTCTTCGGGCGACTTGCCCATTCTCGAGATCGCGGAAGTAACCATCAGTTTTTATCCCGCCCTTCGGCCAGGGCCTGGTAGATGTTGAAGTTCTTGCCCTCGTTGCCCTCGAGGTACGAGTCGGTGTAATCCAGGAAGCGCCACAGGTTACCCGAGCCTGGCATCGGTATGATGGATCCAGCAGCTCGACCAATGTCAGCGGCCAGCTTGATGCCTGACTGGTTGCCTTTCATGTAGCTCTCGATCTCGGTCTTGATCCGTACCGGCGCAACAGCGACCGCACTGATCGGCATGGTCGGCGCGAAGCCTTCCCAGGCTGATGAGATGTCACGGACCAAGGGGACGGTACCGAGCAAGAACTTGAATGTATTTTCTGCTGCCCACTCTACATACTCCTCGTCGTCTTCTGGAACGTCCATGATCAGGACCTGCGCCAGGTTAGCTGCAATTATCGGCATGAGCAGACCATCCATCAAGAAGGCAGCTGACAAAAAGTTTGTGCCGCCCTTCGAGGATTTGTACAGGCGCTGGTAGTAGGCGTTGAACCAGGAGCCGAAGACCGTCAGCGTCTTCACGAACTCGTTCTGGTTCGACTGCATGATGCGGCCCAGGTGCATGTCGGAGCCAGAGCCTACTGACTCGGCCACTGACTGGTCGGCCTCGATGATCGCGCGTTTCTCGTCGCCGTGTTTTTCCATGGCGCTGGTGTACCTGGCGTACCAGGTTGGATAGGCCACGGTTGAATCGACCATGGTCTGCAGGATGAAGCCTCGAGACTTGACCGTGTTCCACATGGCCTCGCCTCGGGAGGTAGCCATCACTTTTTTCATGTACTCCTTCGCTTCTCGGTTGACCACCTGGGCGCGGTTCTCCATGAACTTGGATTTCTCATCGACCATGGCCATCACCTCGAGCGGTCTGGATCCGAAGTGACCCATCGCCTGCGCCCACTTGAGGACGCCGACTTCCCTGGCCGCGATCGGGATCGCGCTGAACTGCTGGGCCACGTTACGGATGGAGTACGCCAGGTGCATCATGGTCGCAGCGCCACGCATGTGCCGCGACAGCCTGGCCAGCCAGCGACTGGTCTCACGCGCAGGCTCCGCTCTGCTGATCGAAGTGATGGCATGCAGCATGTTCTCGTAGAACGGAGCGCCGTGCTTTTTCTCGATCATGTTCTGAATCTTTTTGTTGTTCAGGATCGAACGCAGGTGCCGGCCAACCGTGGCGAAGGCAATGTAGTGTGTCTTCTCCTCGACCGACTGCGTGATGTTCCTGGTGTCCAGGAGCACAGGCCTGCCTCCGGATCCTTTCCTGGCGTGGGTGGATCCTGCTTGCATCGGCACTACCTGGGCCGTGTTCATTCCGCGCATCTGCTCGTCGGCAAGTTCCAGCGCCTGGCTGTCGTACATCAGCTGCATGTGGCCACCAGTCATCTGGACGCCGTTGACCTCGAAAGACACGGCCTCGAGTTTCGGAGGCGCGATGCCGAGCATGGCCTTCGCTGCTTCCTGGAGCTGCGGCCACTGTGATTCGTTCATGGCCCAGACGTTGTTGACCAGGGTGAGCTGTTCATTCGTTAGTCGGAGCATCAGCTGCTCGACGTCATTCTGGGACAGGCCGTGACCATCCATCAGCGATTGCCGGCTGGACTCGGTCCCCCAGTAGACAGCCATCATGAAAACCTCGGAGCTGGTGAAGTCATCCTCGGTGCCATCCTCCTTGGTGAATGGCATCGCGTCATTCTCACGCAGGCCCACGCGAGACATGTTCTGCATGAAGGCCTCCATCTCTTTGTACATCTGCATCTGCAGTTCGTACTTCCTGGTCATCGCATCGTTGATCGGCTTGTAGATGTGCTCGAAGGCCCAGCCGCCTTCCTTGAATCCATCCAGCTTGCGGATCATATTGCCGAGCGATGGTATCGAGTTGACCATGTCGCCCCAGGTCAGCTTGGCCATCTTGCCCTTGCGGACTTTGCCACGCTGGACAGATGAATCCTTGCCGCCATTCTCTTCGATCGACTCGAGGCCAGCCTCACGGATCAGAGCTGCCTCGGCATTCCCCTTGTCCGCGATCTGGCCACCCACGTAGCGCAGGTGATCAAGCATGTCGGTCACGCCGCGGACTTCGTTGACAGTCATCTCATCGAAGGTGGTGACCTCGAATCCCTCGAGGGTACCGTTCTCGTGTCGGAATCGAATCGCTGCTGCCAGGTTTGGATCCAGCATCTCGAGACCAAACAGCTCGGCATTCTCATTACCCTCGCCGGTCTCTTTGTTGAAAGGTTTGGTCTGCCCTTCGTAGAAATCCAGGACCCGCCGAGCGTAGGCTTCGCGCTCGACCGGAGTCAGGCGCATGTCGTAGGCGTTGGCCAGTGCGGCCATGGCTTCGATGTATTGCTGATCGACCTGGGTGGGCTTGATCTTGCCGGCAGCGATTCGTACCTGGACTGACCGGATCTTCTTCCGCGCCTTGTCCATTTTGTCCTTGGCCTCGAGCGCAGCTTTGTACAGGTAGTGGTTCGCCAGCTGCTGGATCTTGTGCGGGGTTGCGTCCTCGGTTGCCGTGGCCGCGGCCTGGGCAGCTTTGATCATCTGGTTGTAGTACTTCGACGGACGGATCTCCTTGTAGGTCATGGTGCCGATCAGCTGCTCCGCTTCATGCTTGAGCGTCTTGCGATCGATCTTCTGAGCTGATGAGCTGCCCTCGGCTTTCAGTTCCATCAGGAGCAGTGCCGCCTGGTCCTCGTTCAGCATGGCCTCGCGGACCTCCTGCTCCAGGGATCCATCGTTGAGGATGTCGCCATACTTCTCGATCATGATCGCTTCAGCGGCTTTGTCAGATGCCTGCTTCAGAGTGTCGGAGTTCTTTACCTGCTCGTACATATCCTTCACGGACGCGAAGCCATGGGCCTCTGCGTACAGCGCAGGATCCAGGCCACCACCGACAGCCTTGCCGATCCAGTTCTTGCCGTTCGGCCATCCACCGATCGCATCACGCAGCGCATGCCAATCCACGCGGCCATCGGTGACGACCTCGCCGTTCTCGTCCTTGATTACCTGCATGTCGGACATCACCTGGTAGACGGTTTCTTTCGCCAGGCGCTCGGTCTCCTGCTCGATCAGTGGCGCCTTCTCGTCGGCCCACTCCTCGGACTTCATTTTCTTGTACTGCTTCATCACCTTGGCGTCGACAGTTGCCTCGGCAGTTTCGTTCTTGCGGCCTGCCAGCTGCTGGTACTTCTCCCACTGGGCATCAGTCATGCCGGCCTGCTCCTTGCTCTGGAACAGCTGCGCGTATTCAGGGGACATACTGGCGATGTCGATCTCCTGCTCGGTGGCCAGCATCTTGTCGAAGATCTCGGTGATCTCAGGCGACAGCTTGGCACGAGTCAGCCGCGGATCCGACAGCGTCCGGTACAGTCGCTTCAACCAGGAAGTGAATGACGCGAACGCTCGGCGCAGGCCGATCGATGGTGCCTTGCCCTCGCGCAGGTAGACCTCGAAAGTCTCGGCCCACATCTCGTGCTGCTCGGTGGTGAGATCCCTGAAGTTCTCGGCACCGAGCCAGTCGAGCATGGCCTGCTGGTTTTCGGACATGCCGTACTTCTCTACCCAGATGTCCTGGATGTCCAGGAACAGGTGACCGGACTCGTGCAGGTAGCTGGACAGGTCGGCAGCTTCGGTCAGCTGGATGATGCGCTTGCCACCAACGTCAGGGAAGAAACGACCGCGCTCACCACCTGGATCGTCCTGGAACAAGAAGTCCTCTTTGGATCCAAACTGTGCATCCTTCACCAGGACCAGGCCACCGATCTGGATGACCTTGCTGCCTGATATTACCGGCATGGTGCTGTCGCGATCGAAGAAGTAACTGTGCCGCTCGGGATCGAAGCCGACCTGCACCCAGGTAGGATCCTCGAGTGCGGCCTGGGCCTCGGCCATGGTCTCTGCCTGGTCCTGATTCTTCCAGGCGCCTTTGATAACAGCGGACGGTGCCTTGGCGCCACCAGCTGCTACCTTGATGGCATGCTTGTCCTCGGGGAACGTGGCACCCTCGATGACGGCGACCGGCACATGAGACATCGGCCCCTTGCCTTTGCCAGGTTCGTTCTCGTGGATCGTCGGTACCCAGACGTTGTGATCTTTGTACGCGGGGATGTCCAGGCGCAGGCCTACCTGGTGGCCGTCCTCGACAGGCACGTTGACCCGTTCTTGTTTGTTGGTGTGCAGAGCACCCATCATGTCGGCTGTGGTTGCCGGCGTGGGTAGGGATTCGTAGGCGCCGATCGGCTTGACCTGGTTGACCAGGGCATTGTATTCGGCTTTGGTGACGGTGCCGTCCCTGAGTTGCTGGGCGGCTTCCTTCAGAGCATCGATGCGCTGCAGTACAGCCTTGTGCTCCATGTTCACTCGAGACTTCCGATCAGCGGACTGGTCGGCCAGGTCTCGAGCTGCTATGACCTCTTCAGGTCTGGCGGTGAGTTGGCTTAGTGATCTGCTTCGCGCAGGCCCTTCACGAACTCCTTCACGTAGTCCTTCCGAGAAAAGGGCTTGCTCGGTTTCACCCGAGTAGGCGACTTTTTGGGAGAACCCTTCGTAGATCGCTTTTGAGATGTTGCCATTTGCATACTCCTGCTCAAGGATCTGAGCTATTTCTACTACAACCTTAGTATAGTCTACCTGGGAAAGAATTTCCACTGTGCCTTCAGCCTGGTTACCCTTACCCAGGGAGTTATCCACCACGCTGAACGTGACCCTGGGGTCGTCCTTGTAGTGCTCACGCAGCTCCAGGTGAGCCTCGGCTGATTTCATGTGGGTCAGGATGTGCTCTGACATCGGCACGGTGCGTCCGGTACCCAGTTCTTTTTCCTGCTTCCTGGCTCTCGAGAGTGCGCCGTTTAGGAATGCCTCGGCAGGATCTCGGTAGACAAAAATGATGGTGACATCCTGGCCGGCATCGAGTGCCTGGTCGATCTTCTCGATCGAGCTGCCGGTGGTACGCATGTTGCTGTCGTACACGATGTGCGCCTGGTCGATCATCTTCTCGTAGCGCGGCTGGTTCAGTCCGGATGTCTTGCCGGCGCCGGTACCACCAGCAGTGAACAGCACCATGTTGTCGTTCTCGACTGGCTCGGCCAGGCGTATCGCGTACAGCTTCTTGGCAAAGGCGCTGGTTGGCTCATGCACAGCAGCGGCTAAGGTGCGATCGCGAATGTAATCGGGTGACATCTCCTTGGCAATATCACCACCGATGATCTTGCCGCCCCTGGTTTCCTCGATCTGCTCGTACTCTTTCCTGGCAGCAGCGAAGTTCGACAGCTTGTCCGCGATGGCCTGCTCGACCTGGGCGAACTCGACGGTACGATCGACCTGCTCGGCTGGTGGATCCTCGAGGTTCAGATCCTCGGATCCAGGAAGCTCTGCCAGGGATCCATCAATGTCGGGCTGCAGGGTCTGAGCGTACTCGACCGGCATCAGCGCCACCTTCTGTGATGCGAATCCTCGCTCACTCAGTGGCAGGTCCTGGACCTCGGGACGGAAGTTGACCCAGGAGTTCTGGCCGCGGGTCTCGCTCGTAAGCGCCCACCTGGCCCAGGGTGACTTGGTCATCATCATGTGGTTGCGCCATGCTGCCTCCTCACCCTTGGGACCGAAGCCGACAGGCGAGAGCGTGTGCGCGTAGTAGTCATGAACGATTCTCAGCAGGTCGTTGTACAGCAGCGGGGTACCATCAGCCAGGGTGCGGCCACTGTCCTGCAGTAGCGGGTGCCTGGTGAAGTCCTCACCTGGTGGGCCGAAGGTCTCGGGCGCGGTCTTGTAGAACCACAGGTGATTGTTGGCGTTGACGTCCTGGCGCATCAGCTTCGAGTCGACGCCTTTCTTGCCGGTGTAGGGTTCTTCCTTGGTCGACGGCCAGGCTTCGGGAGTTATCGGCAGCGCATCGAACTGCTCGAGCACCTCGGTACCCAGCTCTTCGTAAGCGCGTTGGACGTCAGGGTTGTCCAGGTCGTTGACAGGCATGTCCTCGTAGGCCTGTTGGATCTCCGTCTGGATGTTGGACTGGTCAGGTGTGATCTTGCCGGCCTGGTCCTGCGGTTCAACAGGACGACCGGCAAGGCGGGTTGCTACCCTTTGCGAAGTTGCACTTGCTTGTTCCGTCTGCGGGGGACGAAAGTTGCCTGTGATGCTCCCGAAAGGGAGGGTACCTTCTCGCGAACCGTATAGCCAAGCGCGGCTGCGTCCGCTATGAATTTCTCGTGCGAGAGGGCCAAGGGCGATCGCTGCCTGCTTGACCGCTTCGTGGTGAGCTTCGATCTCTTGCGCATTAGTCGGGTCTCCTGCAAAGTAAACCTCCAGGGATTCGTCCGTGATCGTGAGACCAGGAAGACCTGAAGCGTCAATGATTTCTTGCGCCTGGTCCTGAGACAAAGGCGCAACCAAAGGAAATGTTATCACACTCGTGACAAAACTCCCATCCTCGAAAACGTGACCGAAGTCTTCTTTCCCATCAAATTCTTCACGGACATGAACCTCTTCCTGGTTGAAGTTCTCGGCGAACTTGGCCAGCATCGACAGTGTCTTCGCGCGGTCGGCTTCCTTGAACGACAGGTTGAGTCCGAGCGATGGCTCGAGTTCACCACCGAATAGGCCGGTGGTATCAGTGCGGTTGATCTCGACAGACTTCAATCCACCCAGGAGATAGTTCAGGCTGTCGGCTGCTACGTCCTGCAGTAACTTGTGGGCCTCGAGGTCGCCGCGGTTGGCAGCTGCCTGGAGTGTCGAGATCCCAGGGATGGATCCGGTAGCGGCTGACAGGTTGACCTGGATCTCTGCCCTGGTCGATGCAGCCTTGCGTGATTTCAGTAGCGCGTCGATGCGCTTGGCCACGCGGTTGAGATGCGTCTTGTCAGCTGGGTTCAGTACCGGACCTCGAGGCAGATCCGTCTTGCGGCTGTCGACATTCTTCTGAGTGCGCTGCAGGCTGTAACCACCGGCCTCGAGGACCGCGCGGTACTCGCCAGTCAGGAACAGCTGCTCGAAGTCTACGGTGCCGAGGATCTCCTCGTGGGTCAGATCACCATCGTTCAGGATCTGCAGTGCCGACCTGGTCTCACCACCTCGAGCTGTTTTCTCCATCAGGGTCTTGGCAAAGGACCAGACAGTTTCCTGGACCTCCATCGGGCGCATCCCCGTTTTCTCGCCAGCCTTCCTGGTCAGTACGTTCATTGCCAGGTAGCCAGGCTTCTTGCCAGGCATCTCGGCTGCACCGTTCGATGCGAATATGGTCTGCTCGAATCCAGTGTACGCGGCCATCCAGGCGTCGAGTGTTACCTCGTTCGGGTAGCCACTGAGGTTCAGCATGAATGAGTTTGCCTTGGCGCCAGACAGGACCAGGCTTGCTGGATCCGGAGATGTCAGTGCGCGGTAGCCATTGATCGCCCAGGCCTGCATGACGCTGTCGATGCCTCGCTCACCCTGGACGTTGGCGCCCATGATGTCGAGGATCCGCTTCGTGTCCACTGGTCGGCCTGCTTTATCCCAGGCTGTCCAGATCTTGAGGGCATTGATGGTGTTGCCCTCGACTGAGTTGCGTGGCGAGAACGCAGCCAGGAGAGCTGTGAAGCGCGGTGCATCTTTGCCGAATACGGTGGTGATCGCGTGTTGACTGTTGGCGTACCAGCCTACCTTCGACCGGCCAGCTCGAGCGACCGCGGCCATCTCCTGGAAACCAGGCAGCTGCTTCATCAGCTCGAGGACATTACGCGCGGACTGCGCAGTCTTCAGTGCTGCGATTTCATCAGGCTGCAGGTACCGCTCGATGGCACTGAGGCCTTTGACTTCCTTCTTGATCGCGCTCCACCTGGCCTGGTCTTCCGCGGTCAGCTGGTAATCCTGTGGCGGTACCGGAAAGCTCTTCGACTTCTCGACGTAGTCAGTGACCGGACCCTCGACCGCGATCTCACCACCTGCCTCTTCGATCCTGGCGATCAGCGCATCGGCTTCTCGGTTGACCAGGGTCTCGAGGCTGGTGATGGCCTGCTCATCGGTCTTGCCCTCGAGGATCTCCTGGCGTAGGAAAGCGATGTCGTTTTCAGACAGCGTCCCGACCTTGGCGATACAGGCGTCTAACGGCATAGCTTACCCTTGGCCTGGTGGCCCTTGTTGCATGGTGACCTGCTGTGGCTGCAGATTCTTCATGGCCTGCAGCAGCAGCTCGATCTCGTTGTACGGCAAGCACTTGATCGCATGCTTCATTTTGTCGTAGAGATCCACCGGCACAATCACGGCCATAATCTGCTGGACCTGCGGCATCAGCGGTGGCAATTGCGACTCCGGACCTGGCTTGTCTGCATTGTTCTTGCCTCGTTTCTGTACGTTTGCTTGTTCAGTCATTTTTATATCTCACTGGGTTAGTGGCGGTTGAAAAGTTCGACCGCTCCCTGGCCTATCATAATCAGATCTTCATCTTCCCGATAGATCTGGTCTGTCACCTTATCGTGGAAGCGGTAGCTGTCAGCCTTGCCCTCACCTTCTGGTATTGGATCGCCATACGTCACACGCAGGATCGCACCATCCAATGTTGGATGTGCGTTGGAGCTGATGAGCCGTTGCTGGTTGACATCGCTGACCCTGCTTAGATTGATGATGATGCCCGAGTCAATCGAGTAGCCAGGCGCACTGACCTGGTCTTGTATCAGGTCAGTGATGTCGGGTGATGTCTCGGTCACACCGAGGACCTGGGTGTCGATTGGCCAGAGAACATCGGCACTGGCAAACGGAGTAACAAGGTCGTTGGAGATGGCAAAATCCAAATCAACATTGCCAGGGTAGTTCTGGAAGTCATGACCCAGGCCTTCACCGAAGTGATACAGCTGACCGTTCGACAGGAACTCGTTCAGGTGGCCAATGGAAATGAAGTTGGTAAAGTCAGCTGCGTACTCGACCGTGATGACCAGGAAGTAATCCTGGCCGGCCACCAGGACAGGGTTGGTCGTGAAGCGGAAAATGATGCCGCTCAATGGGAGAGGGACGAGTACCAAGGTGCTGGCTGCAATCGGGATGCTGGTCCCATTGGTAATATCAACGCCGTCCGGTATGTTGACCCCGCGGTCAACCGTGACGCCCTGGATGTGGCAAGTGATGTCTCCAATCGGATTGTTGAATCGTCGCATCTGGTAGGAGATGAAGAGGACCTCGGTGTTACCTGCTACGGGCGTGATCCGCTGCGCCAGTTGATCGCTCTGCGGCAGGGTGGCACCAGGCACAGTAGCAAAGCGCAACGCCCACTCACGGTTGCCGACATCGAAACCGATTGGCTGCGCCATGAAAGTAAACGTGGTGCTGACAACCGCGATCTCCTGGTTCGACCAGGCGTCACGCCGCCAGCCCTCGAACGGATCGAACGGAAGGTGAAGCGGATCCTGGGCCTGCGCATCCGCGCCAAACCGATCCGGTGTGTTCATGGTGGCAGAGAACGGTAGTGGGTTCAGATTGGTATTGAACGGCGTGTACTCCATGGTCGCCGCGGTGATGCTCGAGTTCGGCGGGATCTGCGCGTCCCAGCTGTTGGCAGTCTGGGCTTGCAATCCAATGAAGAAGTTGCCGATGGTCATGCGCTGGCTGTTGTTCAGCCAGGTCTGGTTCGGACCCTGAAACACATGCTGCCAGGTTGACCAATAGTTGTCGGCTTCTTCAACGGCGATGATGACTTCAGGCATGAGGAAAATCCCCAGGGTCCAGTGGTAGCTGGATCTCATCAACCGGCATCTGCGCAACCTTTTCCAGCAGGTCCATCAGGTCATCGAACTCAAGGTCTTCGAGCATTGAGCACCCCCAGGGCCACGCACTCGTCGTACATCTTGACCAGGTTGCGATCGACTTGACCCTGGGTGAGCCTGGCAGCATTTCGCAGGTGCGCCTCGATGGCGTTGCGATTCGGTCGAGCACCAGGCAGCACCAGGAACTTGAGCAGTGCGCTGACTGCGCGTTCCTTCGGAGGCCTGACGATCCTGGTTGCTGGATCCGGAAGCTGTGGTGGTTGGCCGTTACTCATCAGTGTTCATCCAGGATGTGGGCCTTCATCGCGTCATCGAATGACACGGCTGCAGTGCTGGCGCCGGCAGGCCCAGGTGGACCGGCAGGCCCTGCTATTCCCGCTACTCCCGCTACTCCTCGAGGACCAGCTGAACCTGGGGGACCTGCTATTCCCGCTATTCCCGCTATTCCTGGAGGACCGGCCTGGGCCTCGAGTTCGCTGACGATTGCTTCCAGGCGCTCGACATCCTCGATGAGATTCGACAGCTCGTCATACATCGCGTCATTGCCGACGATGTCTCTGGGTGCTTCATCGACCAGGCCGACAGCCACCGCGGCATCGCGGATCGGAGTTGTGTCGGTGACCTGGCCAACAACCAGGGATCCACCAGTGGCGACCACCAGGCCCCAGATCAGCATGGCGACTTTCTTGGTGGCCATAGCAATCTCGAACCACTGCTTGATCTTGCCGGCTCGAGACAGGATGACCTCTTCGGTGTCCTCCTCGGGGTAGTCTTTGGCTTCTTCGTTCATTGGATCTTCCACACGGCTGAGACCACGCCGGCAGTGTGACTGTTGGCGGTCCCCATCTTGAGAGACAGCAGCACATCACCGAAGGTATCCGAGTCGATCACCTGGGCCACACCCAGGGCCACGCTGTTCTCACCGTCATACCAGGCGCCAGAGAAGCCTACCTGCAGTTTCGTGGTGGTGCTGGTGAAGTCCATACCCGACATCGCAAAAGCCAGTGACAGGCCTTGTGCGAAGTCTGACTCGGACAAACCGATGTCCATGCCGTTGAATCCATCGATGCCATCGATGCCATCGATGCCGTCCTGGCCGTCGACACCGTCGACACCGTCGACACCAGGCTCACCCTGGTGATGTCCACCGTCAGCGTTGATGGCAAATGACACCCAGAATAACAACAGAAATGCCATTGACTTCATGATAGATCCTGCAGTTCTTGTTTCAGGCCTTCCAGTTCGTACAGCTCCTGGTCGGTGATGATGCCTTTCTGCTTCAGGTACTCCAGCTTGCGGATCACTCGCTTGATCTCACGCTTGTCGCTGTCGCTGATCGCCTTCTCGAAGCCGGCCACCGTTTCATCCAGGCTGGTGTTGTGCGCCATGATGGTCTCGAAGTGAGCCTCCATCGCCCACAGCCAACCAACGAATAGGAAGCCGACCAGCACGGTGGATCCAGCAGCAGTGGTGATTATTGCTTGTGTCTTAGTCAGGGTCACTTTTACCAGTCTCCACATAGAACTTGAAAAATGCTGCAGCAGCTGTCACCACCGAGGCCACCATCGCGGCCTGGGCATTACTCATGTCTGTCAGCTGCATCGCCCAGTCGATCACGATCCACATGACGTACAGGTAGAAGACCGCGAACAGCCTGGGGAAGACGCGGTACTTGTTGATCCAGTCGCCGTTACTCATCTTTCGGTACCGGCGTGAATGTCAGGCCTACTTCCAGGTCGATGAAGCCGCGGCGATCGCGCTTGCCGGTGACCTTGTACGCGCATGGCTCGTGCTCGTCGTCTTCCTTCTTCTCGTGCTCTACCTGGAGAGCCTTCAGCTCGGTCATGATCTTGACCAGGGCAAGCAGGCCTGGGATCTCGGTCGGCTTGCCGATGGCTTTGATCATCTCGTCCATCTTCTTCAGCTTCGCGGCAGACGCTGCACGGTAGGCCTCGGCCTGCTCGTGCTTCATGTCATGGAAGTGTCGAGCAATCGCCTCGAGTCCTGGGACCGCGATGATCTTGGCCATCAGGTTAACCTTGCCGCCGCCCTTCTCGATGCGTTCGATCTCTTCTTTGCTTATCGGATTAGGCACGGAGACAGCTCCTCAATTTATCAATGTTTCTCGAACGGGCCTGCTGATCTTTCCACAACATTCCAGCGTTCTGCGTTATCGTCAACACGTTGCCGGCAGGGTCGATCCTGTCTTCAACGAGTTCGATGTTACTCAGATTCTGCTGGCTGAGAACCCTCGGGGCTGCAGAAACCATACGCTCGGCCACCAGCTCCTCGATGACCTGGCCACCAATCCGACTGCCGGCATCGTCCATATTCTCGTAGCCTTTCTCATTCAGCCTGGCCACGATGTCGGCGTAGGGGATCTGCATCGCCTCGGTTGCCTGGTAGTTCGCACCCTCGGGGAAGGAGTAGTTGACCGACTGAGTTCCTGCGGTCTTGGTCATGCCCTTGGCACGGCCCACCTGGGTGGCTCCCTCGGCGCCCTTGCGTCCGGTGATTGCCTGGTACCCACCAAATTCATCCTGGGCTGTGACGTTGTACACCGTGACGGTATCGCCAAAGCGAAGCTGGCTCGGACCCATGTCATCTTCCTGCCTGGCAATGTGAGCTGCCACGGCCTGGGCATTGCCGGCGTTGGTATTGGTCAGCTCACCTCCGGATCCGATTCGCATCGCCAGGAACGGTTGACCAGGTGCAGGCGCCTCGGCCTGACCATCCTCGAAGGCGGCTTCCTGTTGCATGAACTCGCCGGCTACGTCTACTTCGGGACCGACTATCTCGAGATTGAAGTCCGCGAAGACATCCTCGAGCGTCCACTCGGATCCATCGGGTTTGGTCTTCCCCTCCCTTTTGAGTTCCTCGTACTTTGTGGTAACGAGCGCGGGGATGAGCGTAGCACTTTGCCTGGCCGTAGCCGCAGACTGTTGACCTGTCGCGACGAGCTGCGATGTAATCCTCTCGTAAATCTCGTCGGCTGCGTTCTTTGTCTCAGCCGCCTCGTTGGCCTTAGCGAGTAGCGTCTTGATGTATTCACTGTCGGAGTCCTCCTCGAGTTCAGTCTGATTCAGCAGACCTTCGCTGGTCTTGATGTGTGGACGGATCAGCGCCAGCTTCGCTTCATCGTTGGCGAAATCCTTCAGGAAGGTGGACAGGGGAATGGACACATCACCACCGGATCCATCCATCTGATCGATGATGTAAGCGGGTGGATTGTCCAACAGATCAACACCCTCGGAACTCAGGAATACTTTCTGGTCCGGAGCGGCACCCTCCATGAATTTCTCGAACTCGTCAGCTGATCGTTGGTTGGTCTTACTGGCCTGCGCCAGGTAGAGCAGAGAGTCCAGGCGCTCTTGCTCGAACTCAGCGCCTCGGCGTTTGTTGATCTTCTTGATGACCTTGCCCATGGCACGGCGCTCACGGTTGGCCGCGTAGTCGACGCCCTTGATGGTCGCGGCCATGCCACCACCACCGACGATCGTGCCGATCAGTGTTACAGCCTGGCGTTGTCCCTGGATGTCGAGGATCTCCTCCCAGCCCTGGGCAGCGGCCAGCTCTTCATCCAGCTCGAAGGCGTAGGCATTGATGGTCTGGGTGGCCGTGGCAATCTGCTCGGTGCCGGCTTCCTGGAGCAACCACTTCTTGATCGAGGACTTGATCCCACCACCACCGCCAGCTTCACCGATCAGCTTCTCCAGGCGCTTGGTCGGCAGCTTCTCGGTTGCGTACTCGAGTGCCGCATCGATGGTCGCGTAGGTGGTGGCCGTGTCGTGGTCCTTGCCACCGAGGATCGCGGATCCATAACTCGACAGGTAGGTTTTCCCAGTCAGGTATCCGAGTGTCGGGTTGATCTTGCCGCGGGTGGCCACAGAGATCGCGAGACCTGGTGCCATGTCGGCGCCCATCTGGAAGCCCTGGCGTACACCCTGTTCCATGGTGGTCAGATCTGCTGGCGTGAGCCTGCCAATCTCGCTCTCGGCAAACCCCAGGTTCTGCTTGTGTCCCTCGATGCGCCGTTCAAGCTCTGCGTTCCAGGCATCGGTATCCTCTTCACCTTCCATGGCCATGTGGATTTGATCGCGCATCTTGCCCATCACGCTTGGGATGCTACCGAAGGCATCCTTCCAAGAAGTGAATCCCTCGCGCTTCATTTCGTTGAGCATCAGGATCGCTGTCTCGTCGTAGGTCTTGCCCATGCCGATCATCATGCTGTCGCCCAGGCCCTCGAACATACGCTCGTTGACCTCGTACCAACTGCGGCCAGCTTCGTTCTCCAGGCCGGTCAGGTTGCTGAGATCATCGTATGAGATCTGGGCCGCGTCCGGATCCTCGAGGTACTTGGCGACCGCTGGGTTATCCAGCTCACTCAGTGGCTTGTCCCAGTCCTCCTGTTTGATCAGCGCAGTGGCATCTTGCTTGGCGATCTCGTCACGGTTGGCCTTGACGGCGCTGACAGGTACGCCGGTACGGTTCGACAGCTCCAGGTCCTGGGCGTAGGTCTCGGGATTTCCCTGGGATGCTGCGTTCAGATTGGAATAGGCAGAGCTGTTCGGCAGCTTGAAGATGTCCTCTTCTTCAAGCGGTGCGTCCCAGTCCTCGTCGGATATGCGAAGGTCGGCCATTACTGTGTCGCGTAGCCACGGCCAACACGCTTGCGAGTAACACCTGGTTCTTCTTCAACCTCAACCTCACCCCTCATTTTCTTGAGTCCACGCTTCCACTTGCCCAGGAACTCGACTGGATCCATGCCAGGATTCTGCTGGCGCTTGCGCGTGAACTCGGCACGTTCAGGTGCGGACAGGCTGTTGAACTCTTTCACCGCGGCCACGCCGGTAAAGCCAGCTTGCTGGTAGACATTGGTGATCGGCTTGACGACCCTGCGCTGCTCGGGGGTCATGTCGCGCTCGAGGAACTGCTCACCACCAAACTCCATCCACAAGATCTCGGTCGGCTTCTCGAGAATGATTTGCGCATGCTTGTCGCGGACCCACTGGTTGATCAGTGCGGTCTCGGGATTCTTCTGGTTGATGGCCTGGTAGTTCTCTACCTGGTCGGACAGGCTCTGCCACAGATCGACCTCGGCCTGGTCTCCATCGACCGGATGCACTGCCAGCAGATCGCTCATCAGCTGGTGCGTAGTCTGCAGCGGCTTGAACTTCGGATCCGTACTCTTCGACGGCGATGTCGCCGCGTTGAAGAACTTCCAGTCAGCATCGTTCAGCCTGGCTGCATTTTCGGACCAGTACTTACGAGCCTTCACAGGCTGGTCGTTGGACAGGAACTCTCGCAGCTTTGTCTTCGCTTCCAGGTCAGAGTACTTGCGCCCCTCGCCGGCAGCACGTTTCATCGCATTGTCTTCAGCTGCATGCATGTTGTCGCGCTGGCCCTGGGTCATCTTCTTCATCATCTCGATGCCACCAGGTGCGTCCTCGAGCTGCTTGATGGTGGTGCCACCGTAAGCGATCTCGGCCATGCCTTCTTCCAGGTAGGCCTCGATCTCCGCAAGCTGCTGGACGTCCTGGTCGTTCTTTACGCGCAGGAATCGCAGCCGTGCTTTCTCATATTCCTCGTCATCGAGTTCGCCACTGATGAACTCCTGCTCGAGCGCAGCGAGGCCGGCAGCTTCATCCATGTTGCTCATCTCGAAGGCCTTGCGCAGGGCTGCGTTGTTCATCTCCTGGCCCTCGGCTTGGTCCTTCAATGCCTTCAGAACATCAGGCGGTATGTTCTCCACCCACCTGGCGTCCGGATCGTTCAGGACCGCAAGCTGCTGTTTTGGATCCATGGATTTCAGTCTGCCGTAGGCCATATCGAGCTGGGCCTTCTTCATGGTTTGCTGGGCATCGACAGCGGTGATGACGTTGCGCTCGACCATCGAGTCCAGGGTCAGCTGAATGCCGGTCGCTGCAGTGCCTGGATCCCCGTACTCGAGATCCATGCCGCCCTTCACCATCAGGTCGATTGCGTTGGCCATGTGGCCTTTCTCGCGATCGTTCAGCCTGGTCGTGGTCTTGTCGGCCATTATCTGGTTGGCCTTGGCCATGCCTTCCTCGCCGCGGGTGATGAACATTGCCCGAGCCTTGGCGCTGGAGATGTTGGCCGAGGCCTTGCCCAGCTGGTCGGTCATGCCGGCAGCGTGGCGCTCCTCGATGGTGTCGAGATCTGTATCGTTCTTGTACTTCTCAGCCTCGGCCATGGTGGCAATCTGGAACTGGACTTCAGCAGTCGCGTACTCCTGGTTGGCGATGCGCTCACCCTGTTCCTTCAATCCTTTCTGGACAGCGGTGGTCTCGACAGACTTCAGGTCGAGCGCCATGCCTCGGCGCCCTGCTCTCCTGACGCCTCCCACTTCCGCGCCCTTGGTGATTACCCTGGCCTCGCGGATCCCCAGGTCTTCAGCTGATGGGATTCTGGCCATTACTGTTGTCTCCCGCCGTGGGTGATGCGGCCACCGCTGGCGTTGGTGGCGTAGGTTTTCGGTTTCGGTGACTTCGCTTTTGGCGTGTAGGCCGAGGCGAACAGGTCCATCGAATTGAACACGGCGCCGACTCTTGCCTCGCGCTCGAGTGAGTCACCATAGCGTTGCGCGGATCCAGCACTTACCCTGGAACCGATGCGAGTCATCTCTGCCTGGTAGCGCAGATCGATCGCTGCTGTCCTGGCATCGAAGATGGCCGTCATGGAATTGTAGTCGCCACGCTGTTTGATCTTGGCCAGCATCTCGGGATCCACACCACCGCCACCTGCAGCCATGGCCGCGACCGCATCGGATGAAACCATCGCGGTCTTCTGCTGTTCGAGCATCGCCGCGCGAACGCCTCGGTTCTCGATGCTGATGGCCGAGCGTTCCATCTGCCTGGCTTCAATACCGGACAGGGTCTGGTTCAGCTTGCTCTCAGCATCGATGATCTTCGACTTGTTGTAAGCCTCGGACAATGCGAAGTAGCTCTGCCCGACATTCGAGATTACTGCGCCCCAGCTTGGTGCTGCCATGTTATTGCCCCTGCTTCGTTGGCGTCTTCGATGCGGTGTCTTTCACATCGTAAACGTAGGCCAACATCTTCACTGGTGCGGTGGCCTTGATTGCAATTCGCGGATCCGTTTCGCTGGTCCCGTTGTACGGGAACGGAAAGTGATCGTACTCCTCGGTGCCGGCGACCACTGCCTTGCCATCCTCGACGGTCGGCATCGGCGCCAGGTTGTTGAGATCATACCCGACAGTGACGCCACCTTGAACATAGTTGCGCATCAATAATCCGGTGTTGATGATTCGCTTGCGCTGGGCCACGACCGAGATGTTCGCGAAGTCGGTCAGCTTGTTGGACAGGTACGTTGCCTCGTAGCGGAAGCCGACCGTGACATTGGCCGCGACATCAGCACCAGTCACGCCTGTGATCTGGTTGCCGCTGATGGTGAAGTCTCCGACATCGACGCCGTCAACCCAGGCCGCGACGACCCAGGTGTTGAAGAAGGTGCCATTCATGGTGAGCGTGGTGCTACCAGGTGAGGCGAAGTACTGGAACGAATCGTGGTGCCTGGAGTCCAGGCCACCCTGGGCCAGGTTGAACGGTGCGAACTTCATCACCGCGTTGCGAGGGCCAGCTGTGGTGATCCAGACCTCGTCCTCGTCCTCGCTCGGCAGCACGGCCACGCTGACCACATCATCCTGGACGCCCAGGTTGTTGCGAATGGTGATGCGAGACCAGCCGAGGATCCCCTCAGTGATGTCGCGCAGCAGGACCCGCATCGTGCCATCGGCCATGACAGCATAGACTCGAGTCTCGGGGTTCCTGGCAAACACGATCTGAATCACACCACCACCTTGGCGCAGGATCTCGGAGTTCAGCATGTTGAAATCTTCGACAGCATGCTTCTCAGTGTTCAGGCTGAAGTCGATGCCGATCAGTTTGTTGGCGCCACGTTGCACGAACAGGATCTCGTTATCGAGTACGATCGGGACGATGTCCGCGGTGCCGATGTCGGAGCCTGCTTTGAGGTTGGTGTTAAGGGCCGTCAGCACTTCGCCGAAGGTGCTCGAGCGCACATCGATCTCGGAGATCGCGGTGGCCGCAACCAGCCTGGCAGATGGAGCCAGCCAGTGGATCCGCTGGGCAGCGCCGAAGCCGATGGTCTTCTTGATCGATGCACTCGCGCCCTCGAGGAGCGTGTCGAAGCTCTCGTAGAAATCTGACTCTGACCCCCAGATGCGATTGCCACCAGCGAACCACAGCCGGCCCTCATGGAGTGCGACCGCGGAAGGCATAACAAACTTGCCACCCCAGGATCCGATGAACCAGTCAGGGTACTCGGTAGAGATCGGACCATTGAACGGCACATACCATTCGATCTCGACGTCTTGGTTGTTGTCATTTTCGACGGTTCTGCCCTGGCTCTCGAGGGTGCCGTAGGCGTAGGAGATCTGCATGTCGAGATCTGATGTCGCACCTGGTGTGACCAGCTCGAGGCGGTAGAAGATCTCGGCGCCATCGAGGCCGTCATTGAAGGCCACGTTGTTCAGGTCGCCGCCACCAGTGAAGTCTCCACCAGGTACCAGCTGCCAGGTGATCTCATCGAAGGATTTCTGCAGCTCGATGCGGGTGTAGGCGCCGGTCGTCTGGACGTCATAGTTGAAGGTTCGAGCATCGCCGGTACCAAACACGAAGACACCCTGGGTGGCCGTGCCGGCACTGATGCCGCTCACTGCCTGGATCTGGCCGTTGACGGCGAGTTTGAGCAGGACGCCATAGCCAAAGTCGTTGTTGCCGAAGCCCATGCCTGGTGGTGATGCCTCGAAGTATGGCCGGCTCGGTGCCACGGTCATGTTGCCGTCGATCACGCCTTGCGGTTCCATCGTGACGTTGCCGATGTTGATGGTCTCGTAGGGTCCGAAGACATTGACGTACCGCTGGACCGAGAAGCTGGTGGCATTGTGCCGGCGCACCTCAAACGGGATCCAGCCCTGCTGAAAGGTCAGCGGATCCTGACCCCCGCAGAAGTACAGGACGTCAGCTGACTGCGCCCAGCGCAGAGATCTCACGACCTGGTAAGCCACCTGGGAAGTGTTCACGATTGCTTTCTGAAGTGCGCTCTCGAGGCTCAAGGCCAGCGTGGTATCGCCCAGCAGTTCAGCGAAGATCATCCTGCCCTGGCGTATGTTCGCGTTCGACAATGTGACGGTGATGTCGTCGTTGCCTGGGTCAATCTCGATGTGGTGGATGCCGATCTCGAGGAAGGCCTCGAACAGATCCGCGGAGTCAACGCCACCTGTGCCGATCTGGCAAAGGACCTGCCCCTTGTCGACCTGGAACAGGAAGCCGTGCGGGACACCATTCTCGGTGGTGCTCGAGGTCTGCCAGACTTTCGCCTCGTCGGTGCCGGTGCCGGTCATGAGCAGCCTGAAGCCTGAGATCGAACTGACGGCGCCACCGACATCGGCATCGGTCCAGCCGGTACCCAGCGGCGTATCGAAGTTACCCTCGAGCCAGGTCGTGGTGGTCAGTGCTCTCTCGAAGAACTCGTAGGTGTTGCCCCTGATGAAGTCAAGTTCTGGATTACCAGCGGCAGCGGCGAACAGCAGCATCGCTGGGTCATCCAGGCTGGTCGGGAACGGGACCAGCAGGGTCTCATCATCGACGGTGTGCGTGATGCTGCCTGGTGAGTTGTCCAGGGTCTCGGTGCCTGGTCGGAATGACATCGGCCCCAGGCGCTCCGGAGTGAAGTTCTCCATCAGCTCACAGCTGTTGTCTATCCTGGTGACGTCCTCGCGCGCGAAGGCATCCTTGCTCACCTCACCACGGTTGAACTTGTTGAATAGGCCCTTGCCAATACTCGAGGCCATTACGGACGATCTCGATTGATATTCCCGCGGTAGAGGCGTGAGCGGCTCCAGCTGCCCAGTGCCAGGCGCTTCGGCACACCATTGATGGCGTTGGTGCTCATGGCTTCACGGCGCCTCGCAGTGTACTGAGCGACCGCATGCTCCTTGTTGCCGCGGGGGATGTTGGCATCGAGTGCCATCCTGGCAGCGACCAGGCGCTTGAAAAAGTCAGGCCAGTTGTCGTAGTCGGTCAGGAAGGCCTTGCTCACGTACTCGACATAGATGATCTGCTGACTCGAGTAGATCAGCGTGTTGCCGGTACCCTGGTCAGTCTGCTGGACGTAATCTCGCAGCGGTGTCCGCATCAGTTCATCGACGTAGACGCCATTGATCCGGTGCCAGTTGTCGGGCAGCTTCATGACAAACTCGTAGCCCCAGGGAGGATCGATCGATGGATCGTAGAACAGCTGGTCAGACTGCAGGCCGAAGTTCCAGGAGGTGTCCTCGAGGACGGCGCCGACCAGGCCATTCGACAGCGCGATCGAGATCCGGTTCTTGGCGATGCTGTCGTCGGTGTTGCTGACAATGGGATCCAGATCCAGGATCTGCAGGCAGTCGTTGTAGATCGCACGGAGTGTGTCGGTCAGGACGTCCGGAGCAAAGCCCCTGGTTTCTGGTTGGTTCGATGCCTCGACGGCCTTCGATACCTCGATGCGCTGCTCCAGTTTTGTCTGGATCATTTCCTCTGCATCGGGATCGTACTTCCAGGCCAGCTCCCTGGCCATGTAGGCCGAGACCACCTTCGCGAACGATGGCGGCATATCGGCCAGCTGCGGATCCGTGTGGTTGATCAGGTAGCGGATGTACGGGAACTCGAAGTCGGACAGCAGGTAGGTGCTCTCGCGAACCACCCTGGTGATGGGTGACTCTTCTCGAGCGTCCTGGTAGACGGCAGGCTTGCCATCGATCAGGTTGAACAGGGCCACAAAGTCTGCCGGCAACGGGGCCTCGAAGTCGAAGCCACTGTCACCAGAAGGAGCGCCACCAGTCAGCTGGGTCAGCAGGGTTGCGTACCTGGGCTTGACTATCTCCAGGCAGTAATCGACTGCATCCACATCGTACTGAGCATCAAGGTCATAGCGGGTCGAGACATCGTCGGTGTCCGTCAACAGTCGCCGCTCACCAAGGAGTTGAAGTGTGCCGTTGTATAGCGACAGCTTTGTAGCCATGTCCTACCTCACGTTATGCGACCGCCGCCTGGATCTTTTCACCGGCATACTTCATCGCCTGGACCTGGGTGTTGAAACCCTCCTTGACCACGGCGCCGGTTACCTTGTTGCATACAGCAAACTTGCGCACGGTGCCGAAGTGGCGAATTACGTAGTCGTTCCCGATGTCGATCTCTGCTGCGATCATGGGTGCGGCCAGTTCAATCCAGTCGTACACCTGGACGGTTAGCTCCATTGCAACCGTGCGGCGTATGACTGCCATTGCAATCCAGGATCCGTCTTCCGCGGTGACGCGGATCATATCGAGATCTCTGAATCGGGTGGCCATGAATGTCCAGGTTTTCTGATCCTCGACCTGGGCCTGGTTGTAGTGCGATGGCATGAAGCAGGCCCAGTTGTTGTGCATCTGGTCCTCGGTCTTCACTTCACCTGGTTTGACAGGGTTAACAGGTAGCCGTACCTTCTCGGTGTCGGCCTTCTGTACTGCTGGTGCTGCTGCGGTTGTAGTAGCCTTCTGTGTTGCGGCTTTCTTTGCAGTCATTACTGGTCTCCAATATAAAAAGGGCCAGCGATCAACTGGCCAAAAATGACTGGCACCCTGCGCCTCCGGAGAGAGAACGCAGGGGCCAATCCCCAGTTACAAAGATCAAACGAGAGTGGTATCGCCGTTTGCGTCGATAACTGTAACCTGTGCGGAAACAGTAGTCGTGCCAACGACAAGAACAACATCGCCAATCTTCAGGCCCTTATCCAGACCATCATCGATGTAGCCAGCTGCAATGATTGTTGCCACTGCAACAGCTGGTTCGACGTAGGTCCAGACAGAGCCACCAAAGCCAGCGCCAACATTCGGCGCGACAAGGTTAAGTTGCTTGGTAGTATAAGCCACGATTCACCCCCTTACGTAGTGTTAACTGGGAAGGCAGCTGTATCATCATGCAGCATTTTCACTACACCGATGTCCTGCAACAGCTTGGATCCCATGAAGGTTGTGCAACGCGCCCACGACTTGTCGTTCTTGCGGTCGTAGCCCACTTCGGTGCGGATGTTCTCGATGTCACAAGCGTGACCAATCGCCGCCTTGGCATGCATGAAGCACGTTGCCGAGGCAGATCCGGTACCAGGAAGTCCTGCGTCCACGATCCAGTTGACGCCGTACCAGTTGAAGGCACGAGATTTACTTACATTCTCGAACCCCTTCAGGTTAACGAAGTCGCTTGAAGTGAACTGCTGGAAACCCATCAGTTGGCCCACGAACGCTGGCGTCACAATCGCGAACGGCTCTTCATCCAGAGCGAAGTTATTCGCGAGGATAGTCCGAGCTGTCGATACGAGTGCGATGGTGGCAGCGGCTGCGCCACCCCAGGCAGTGGAAGCGGTTAAGAGTTCGGTGTAGATGTCATCATCAATCTTGCGGTTGATGACCTTCATCGAGGTCTCTTGCATAATCCGACGACCATCACCCTGGGACGCATAGATGTTGAATCTGGTGCGTTCCGGAACATCGTGCCACTCTTGGAGCAGCGCGGTGAATTGGTTCAGGTTGTCGGGGCGAGTTGGAATGTCACCATTCACGCCACGAGTTGTTGCCGTTGCCCCACCGCTGTCAGCGACCAAAAATGTGGCTTCGTTGCCATTGATTTCTGTCTCTACGGTAGTGGTCCGACGAGCCAGACTCTGGCCCTTTTCAAACCCCATGACGACTTCCTGGCGAAACATTTCTTGGAAGGCTGTATCAGCCATAGATTGCTCCTAATCAGTTAGTGGTCAGTTAACCGCTTTGTCGGAGGAGGCTCTAATGTCAGGTCTGCCAGGGAGGCCGTGTTGTGCGGGGCTGGCTCGTTGAGGTTGAGGGTCGTTCTCAGCGTCGACCCGATGATAGATCAGCTCGGAGAATTATTGCAATCCCCCACCAGACAGAAAAATGCCTGCTACCTGGTCGCTAAACCAGGGCAGGCACTGGACGCGGGGCAGCGAGTTACTGCAGCCAAGGACCCGCAGGATCCAGCTCGAGAACATCTGGATCCCATTACTCAAAAAGAAC